GGACGATTCATTGGAACTAATGTGCTCAACGAAGCATTCCTTGAGCGATTCCCTGTGACCTTCGAGCAGGAGTATCCCACAACTGCCATTGAACAGAAGATTCTTGGTAAACTGTGCAAGGATGAAGATTTCTGCAAGCGTCTTGCTGACTGGGCAGACATCATCCGTAAGACCTTCTATGATGGTGGTATTGAAGAAATCATCAGCACCCGTCGTCTGGTTCATATTGTGAAGGCATACAGCATCTTCGGAGACAAAGCAAAGGCAATTCAGGTCTGTGTCAATCGTTTCGATGATGAAACCAAACAGGCATTCCTGGAACTGTATGACAAAGTTGATGCTGACTTCGTGATGCCCGTTGACGAGGAGGTGCAATCCTGATAGAATATGGTTAACTCTTGGTCCCTTTTATTTGATGAAATGAACATGTCTAATCAAGACTATTGGTATGAAGACGGATTCAGTTTGACGGGCAATCCTACAGCTTCTGGAGACACTATCAATTTTGGCGGTGGTCTTCCTGGAGGTATGGGAGACGATCACATTGTGTTTTCTTCTAATACTTACGAAACTTTTGGTGCTGCTCAACCAGTTCCTATGGATTATCTTACCCTTGGTGGAGAAGATTCTATTTCCTTAAACTTAACTATGGATGAAAAGAAAAACAAATACAAGTACAGTGAGGATGTAATCCTCAAAGAACTACAAGAATATATTACTGGCACATACAATCAGCATTACTCTGCTGGTGATGATAAAATTCAAACACTTGATTTGATTGAAGCATGTGGCGATGGCGAGTCCTTCTGCCGCAGCAACATCCTCAAGTATGCCTCTCGATATGATAAGAAAGGCACTGCACGTCGTGACATTATGAAGATTCTGCATTATGCTGTGCTTCTGATGCATTTCAACGACAAAAATGCACAACGTGAAACCTACCCTCAGTGAAACTGCGACCATCTAATACTATGAAACTGTCAGATAAAACTATCTCTGTTCTGAAGAATTTCTCTTCGATTAATCAATCGATTCTCTTCAAAGAAGGTAGTAAACTCCGCACCATCAGCTTGATGAAGAACATTCTTGCTGAAGCAACGGTGACTGAAGAGTTCTCTAAAGACTTTGGAATTTATGATCTTAATCAATTCCTCAACGGATTGAGTGTGCATCAAAGTCCTGAACTGGATTTTGCTAATGATGGATATGTTGTTATCCGAGAGGGTCGTTCTCGTTCCAAATATTTCTTTGCAGATCCTAACGTTATCGTTACTCCCCCAGAAAAAGAGATCACTCTTCCTAGTGAAGATGTGTGCTTTGAACTCTCCACTGCTGTTCTTGAGAAACTTCTGAAGGCAGCAGCTGTCTATCAGGTTCCTGATCTCTCTGCAATTGGTGAGAATGGTGTTGTAAAACTGGTTGTTCGCGATAAGAAGAATGATACTTCTCACGGACACGAAGAAGTTGTTGGTGAAACTGATGCCAACTTTACATTTAACTTCAAGATTGAAAACATCAAAGTTCTTCCTGGAACGTATGATGTAGTTGTATCTCAGCAGTTGCTTTCTCGGTTTACTAGTAAGAACCATGATCTTATTTACTACATCGCACTCGAACCCGACTCCACCTTTGGGTAAGAAAGATTATCAAGGTCCCCTCTATGCACCATGGTGGAAAGTTGAAGAGGGGAAACGTAAATTTCGTGAATGGTTGAAGAAACAACAGTGAAACACATCCTTTTTACCCTTCGGGGTTGTCCGTTTGAACTCCTTGATGATAAAGAGTTCATTCGGATGCTTTTGTATAGAGCAACAAAAGAATGTAAATCTACTCTACTCAACCTGGCAGTACATAAGTTTGATCCTCAAGGGGTTACTAGTATTGCTATGCTTGCAGAGAGTCATATTTCCATTCATACTTGGCCTGAGAAGGGCATGGCAGTTTGCGATGTCTTTACCTGCGGAGATACCGCAGAACCTCAAAATGGTGTAGAATATATGAAAGAACAATTGAAGGCAACTGATATTGTATCTCATGAATTTGTCCGTCCTTTGGAATGATTATGACTACTAATCCAATTAGTCCTGTAAAGAATACTAGACAGACTTACAGCAAATACTTGGAAAAAGTGATTACTGAAGTTCAAGTTCAATTTGCTGATGAGACTCCTGCATGGATTCCTCTAGAGACTCTTTTGGCAATCAAGAGAACTAACTGATTTTATTTTTATTATGCGTAATGAGTTTCTATGGGTTGAGAAGTATCGACCCAAAACTATTGAAGATTGTATTTTACCAACAAATATTAAGAAGACCTTCCAAGATTTCCTAGATAAAGGAGAGATCCCAAACATGCTGCTCGCTGGTCCTGCAGGATGTGGTAAGACTACTGTAGCAAAAGCACTGTGTAACGAACTGGGGGTAGATGTCTATGTCATCAATGGATCCGATGAGGGACGTTTTCTTGATACGGTCAGAAATACTGCAAAAAATTTCGCTTCGACCGTCTCACTTCAAGCAACTGGCAGACACAAAGTCATCATCATCGATGAGGCTGATAACACAACAAACGACGTACAACTGCAGATTCATATTCACCTGCAACTTCAAAAATAAAATTATCGAGCCCCTCCACTCCAGATGCGCCTGTATTGACTTTTCAACCAATTCCAAAAGTAAACCCCAACTCGCCGCCGCCTTCTTCAAAAGACTCCAAGAAATCTTGGATACAGAGGGTATTGAATTTGATAACAAGGTCCTGGTAGAACTCATTAACAAACACTTCCCTGATTGGCGACGTGTACTTAATGAGTGCCAACGATACTCTGCTGGAGGAAAAATTGATTCTGGAATCCTTGCACATTTTTCGGATGTAAAAGTAAATGATCTCATCAAAAGACTTAAAGACAAGGACTTCCCCGAAGTACGTAAATGGATCGTTAACAATTTGGATAACGATACTAACGTTCTCCTTCGTCGCATTTACGATGCTTGTTATGATTCCTTGGTTCCGAATAGTATACCTGCTGCTGTGCTTACTCTGGCTAAGTATCAGTATCAGGGGGCATTCGTAGCAGACCAAGAAATCAATATGCTTGCTTGTCTGACTGAGATTATGGTGGAGTGTGAGTTCAAATGACCGAAGAACAACTAGAGCATGAACGGTGTGTAGATGATGACTATAATGTAGTCAATCACTATTATCGTGCTAAATATTGGCACCCTGATATCCCATTCTTTCTTCAAGATGAAAAGGGAGACACCTATGAATTTGGGTGGAGTCTAATCTACCAGTACATTGAGAAATTGACTAATGACTAAACCAACCGCTAGACAAAAGAAATCCAGAACCTACTATTACTTCTGGAGTTTCATGGCACTTACAGTATTCTTTGGGCAACTATATGTTGGATATGGATACCGTCTTATGCATGGAAGTATGCTTGATTTGATGGATAAAGTTGATGGAGTTCTGCTCCACGTTGAAGAACCAAACAGAAATTTCCTTTGATTATGAACGTTAAAGTTATTCGTATGTGGTCTGGCGAAGATGTTATCGCTGACCTTGTAAAAGAAGGTGATGAAACTATCACTGTATGTAATCCTATCGTTGCTGTTCCGACCAGAGATGGTCAGATGGGATTTGCACCATGGGCACCTCTTATTTCTGATAAGAATGTAGAACTTGACATTACTCGTAAGTACATTGTATACATTACGGATACCCAAGAGGAAATAGAAGAGAATTACACTCAGATGTTCTCTACTATCAAAACTCCAAGCAAGAAATTGATTGTGTAATGCTTTTATCTGATTATGATGCTGCCTGGGCAGCGAATGAATTTATTGATTACTTTGGAAAGTTTGAATCTATTGAAGACTATGTTCGTTTGACTAAAGAGGCAGCACTTGAGAAACGTGGTGCTTCTTTGTTTTCTTTGAAAGATGAGTTCTTCAATGAGGATATTCATCCTGAAGAGATGGAGTTTTCCATCATGCCAGTCGGTAAGAGAACTGATGTGTTTCATAGCACTCATGCTTTGTCTCAAAGTCAGTTTTTGGAATATCTTACCGCAACTTCTTCTCATGTTATCGAACATAATATTCCTGGAAGAGAGTTGCGTTGGATGGTCTATGAGAAGAATAGTTCAAAGATAGTAGGATTCATCCGATTTGGATCACCTACTATCAACTCCAAACCTAGGAATGAGTGGTTGGGAGAACCTGCAAATCTTGAGAGATTGAATCGCCATGCAGTGATGGGATTCTGTATCGTTCCATCTCAACCGTTTGGATATAACTATCTTGGCGGTAAACTTCTTGCGCTAATGTGCATTTCTCATTATGCAAGAGAGAAACTGAATGATACTTTTGAAAAAGATATCGCACTATTTGAAACCACATCCTTGTACGGTTCAACAACTTCAGCATCTCAGTATGATGGACTAAAACCATTCATGCGATACAAAGGACTTACTGATAGTAAGTTTCTGCCGTTATTGCATAATGATGTCTTTCATAAACTTCATGACAGGTTCACGTTGTTGAACAACAACACTCCATTAACAGAGAATCGGGCCTCTTCTAAAAAGTTGAAGAGACAAACAAAGATGATCTCTATCATTCGCAATTCTCTTAAGGATAATGAACAACTTGATAAGTTGAAAGAGTTTGAATCTGTCATTTCTATGGCATTTAATCTAACTCAAAGAAAGAGATTTTATATTTCAGATTACGGATATGAGAATATTCGTGAGGTTATTCTTGGTGAGCAAGATGATCTACGTCGTGGTCAGAACTGGGATAAGTTCCACTTAGATAACATTATTTCCTGGTGGAAGAAGAAGGCAGGTAAGAGATACGAAAAACTTAAATCGGAAGGTAGGTTCAGAACTGAGGTCGAACTCTGGACAGAAGATGATGACATTCAGATTATTCGATAATGGAACTTAAAGACTGGCTCAATTCTATTAACTTCAATAAAGAAGATCTTTCGGAATACATCAAAGAGTATCCACCATATATCGTTAATCGTTGTCTATCGGGACACATGGATTGTGTGATGTATGTAAATGAAATGAATAAGTATAACTTTCTTGATAAAGATATGCAATATTCTTTTTATCTAAATACTTTGAGGAAAAGAAAGAGATTCTCTCCCTGGCTCCGAAAGGATAAAGTCACGGACCTAGAATGTATCAAAAAATATTATGGATACAGTAATGAAAAAGCATCTCAAGCTCTGAAAATCCTGACCACAGAACAGATTAACTACATTAAACAACGACTTGATATTGGAGGCGCTAAATGAATAACACTGTAGAACCTACAGTAGAGTGGTCGCAAGACCAGATGGTGGAGGTACTTCTAAATGAACCTGATGACTTTCTTAAGGTACGTGAGACACTAACACGTATTGGTGTTGCATCTCGTAAAGAAAAGAAGTTATATCAATCCTGCCACATCCTACATAAACAAGGAAGATACTTCATCGTTCACTTCAAGGAACTGTTTGCTCTGGATGGGAAACGGGCTAATCTTACTGTTAATGATGTACAGCGTAGGAACCGTATTACTCGTCTGCTTGCTGACTGGGGACTCATTACGGTAGTCAAAGAGGAAGCTGTTGCTGATATTGCTCCACTGAATCAGATTAAAGTTCTCGCATATAAGGATAAGAACGACTGGATTCTTGAGCAGAAATATAATATCGGTAAGAAGGGTAAACCGCAAGAAGAGTCCTAAATAATTTTGCGATCTTTCGTGCGGTCGCTTCAAAAGTCGGAAACCCCTATAAGGAGGTGCGGTTACTACCGTATCTCCTTTTTTCGTA